GGTTATGATATATTGCGTTAAATGTTCAGCACAGGTATCAGATGAAGACCTACTAGGAACTGATCTTGCTAAACGTACCCGTGACGTGCGCAAGAGATGGGACCGCCGAGCAAACCCTATTGGATCCTAACCATGCCCGCCACCGCTTTCCCGTTCTCTAACCCTGCCCCGCTGCCCGCCTTTCTACCCTACCGGGTGGCACATGAAGTAACGCAGAACTTCCCATTAGTAATGTGCGATGTAAGACAACCAGTAGAGAACACATATATGGTGATCGTCCAGTCTGGCCTAGATCATCCGATATACGAACAAGTAAAGTTTGCCCTTCGTGTGGATATGGGTAGGGTAGAAGCCATATACAACGATGATATTGATGTTTTTATTAAAGAGTTGGTAGAAGGGCTTATAGAGAGAATGGTAAGACAGATAAAGCCTAATGTTTCAGAAGGTTTACTGAAGGAATTTGCGCCGTGGATGTTCGCTAATGACCCTCACGAGCAGACATCGACATGAACTTACTACGAGGGTTATGGTACTGGTTTACACAAGGTCCCGAAGATTTGCGGCGGTATTTTACTCACGAAAATAAAAACCGCCCAGTAGGTGAGCCTCTATTGAAGTTCAAAAAGTCAATTCGTTTAACGGAAGGCCCTGTTCAACGTGGTAATAGGTCCGGTGGATCAAAAACACCAAAACCTAAACTTATTCTAGACCTCACTTCTACTTCTAAAGCCCGTATGCGCCGAACTAAGCACGTAATCCCTATCTTAGTAATCTCAGAATAAGCTTGGATAGAACTGCAACAGTTGTTAAACGAAGACAGCTCGCCCTCTTCTCTACCTTAGTGCTACGATACCAAGGTACACACACACACAACAAGCTCAATGGAATTTTTTGATTGCTCGCCTTCTTTGATTGACAGTTTTTGGTCAGCATTGTTAGGCACAGTTCCCCTTAACGTAGTGCTCTGGTGGCTTTACGTCCGCAACGGAACTACTACGATCGAGAGCTGGTTTGTTGGTGCTGCAATCGGTACTCTCATAGGGTCCGTTTGTAACTTACTGCTATCATCTGTCTTTTGCACTAACCCTTACCTATAACACTACTTGATCATGGAACACCTCATCACAACAAATGATGATGAACTAGAAAATCCAGAAACTCTGGCACTTTTTCTTGTTCTCCACCTCCGGTGGAAAAATCCGGCAATCTGCGGTAATTTCTGGCACCCTTAGATAGACTCTGCCTATCTCTACGGCTTCGCCCATACCCCCAGTGGTTGCTCAACGCCCAGTAAACAATGAAGGACTCACCGCAAAGCAGATCATCTGCGCGGAGGCCATTGCGGAAGGCCATACTCTAGGCGAAGCCGCCAGGATCGCTAAGGTGGACCCCAAAACGGTCCACAACTGGCGGAACACCGCTGTGTTCATGACCGGCTTGACCCGCCGGATCCAAGAGAGGACCGATATTAGCGGAACACAAGGTGTAGGGTTAATACCTGAATGCCTAAATGTACTCAAGACGATTATGAATGATAACACAGCGCTAAAAGCCGATAGAATCAGAGCTGCATCGACCATAATGGCGTCTGCTAATGTGTACAGAGAACAGCGAGAGACGGAAGCCATAATCAAAAAACTCGAAGAGCGCATCGAACGTCTCACTAGCGCCACCACAGGTGTTACAGGCCAGGCGTTCCTTGATCTTGAATCGGCAACCGTCGAGGAAGCTACGCCCCCCGAGGCCGAGTGAGAACCGGAGCGTCCCTCAAATCTCGTCTGGCTCAACTGGAGAAGAAGGTCGCTCAGCGCGAAGCTGCAGCAGCTAATCACGCCAGCGCGAAGCTACTAACTTCGTTACCTCCTGTAAAGAACTGGGAGGAGTTCGCTCCGCTTACCTGGATCAAGACTGGTGACGACGACGGTGCCAAGATTGAACCCTTCGCACCGTATGAGTTCCAGAAAGAATTTGTACGCATACTCCACAATTCTCGCCGGATTCAAGTCCTCAAATCTAGGCAGATCGGCATATCTGAAGTTATCTGTAATTATCTACTGAACAGGGCATTAACAGAACCCGGTTTTACTGCCGTAATTGTCTCCAAAACAGGCAAGGACTCCGAGGAGCTAGCTATACGGGTCCGCTTCATGGCGGAATCCCTCCAGGGTGAGTCACTAACATGGCTATCGGATAGCACTAAGCGGCTATCCTGGAAAGGGCGAGGCACTCTACATTTCCTAGCCCCTACAGGCCGGGGCGTCCGTGGTATCCCAGCCTGCTCTGTGCTCTTCCTCGATGAAGCCGCCTTTATCGACGGAGTAAAAGATCTATATCAAGGAGCCAGCCCTTCACTAATGAAGCTGGGCAAAGCCGGGAAAGTGATCATAGTCTCTACTCCAGACATGGAGTCAGACTGGTTCGGCGAAATGTGGACAACGGGCCTTCCCTCCGACTGGTATGACTATGTAGAACGTCGTGATCTAATAGGTCTTCAGACCCTTCTAGACAAAGCCGGGGAAGCGGACGGATGGGCACGGGTAGCGCTTCATTACTCAATGCACCCACAGTATGGTGCAGACCCTACCTGGCCGGAAACTTATAGAAAACAAGAGAAGTTAACACTAAACCAATGGGCGGCGGAATTTGAGCTTAAATTCGGTGCTACCGCATCTGCCATATATGACAGCCTGTTAGTCAAAAAATGTGCTAAAGGTTCCTTCGATGAATGCGGTATGGCAAACCGCATCTACTCCATGGGGGTGGATCCCAACGGAGGAGGTAATGATTACTTCACCGCTGTAGTGCTTGATGTAACCTCTAAACCACGTCGCGTGGCAGCCATGTATCGGGAACACTACAAATCCTCCCCGTACAGCTTAGCCAAAGTAAAAGAGTTGATAGAGAATTTTCTACCTTCTAAAATCATAGTAGAGAAGAACTCCATGGGCATTGTCATAGCGGAGGCGCTCGCACTGCAATCCATGGGGACTGAAATAGAGCTAGTCTATATGTCTGATCCCATCAAAAACGCAATAACCGACAGAACTCTCTTTATGATGGAGGATGATGACCTAATATTCCCTGATGGGATCATTGCTGCTGAGCATCGAGCATTCCGCCGGGATGACCACGGAAAGCGGGGGGCAGGGGGGTCGGCCCACGATGACACGGTGATGGGTGTGGCTCTGGCAGCCATGGCGGCCCCCGGATCCGTCGATCTCCTGGGCTTCCTCAAGGCGGCCTGAGCGCGTGCTACGCGAAAAATGTACATATATTGCTGGATTTCTTAAAAAACCCTGGACTCTATGAAAATACCCCCAACTCTCTTAAAAACCCCTGGACTCTATGAAAAAAGCTCCATCTCTATGAAAAACCACCCCTCATCTCTATTAAAAAACCTCCATCTCTATGAAAAGACCCTCATCTATTGTCGCCCCCCGAGGCCGTCGCTACACTGAAAGCAGGCAGGACCGCGCTTGAAATCAGTATCTCCCGAAGCTCCCGATAATTCCGTCGCTATCGGCAATCATAGCGATGCTGATGGCATGCGTACAGATGGAGCTTTAGTCAATGCCTTTACAGGCATGGGAATAGCAGGTAAAGACAGAACCCAATCAACAGGCATACGGGCTAGCTATTTACTTTCCCACCCAGAACTCGAAGCTCTTTACTCCGTAGGACTACCCCGGCGTTTTGTCGATTCTATTGCCGATGAAGTTCTCAAACATCGTGTCACAATTAAACTAGGAGGCCGGAAAGCTTCCCAAGAGATTGACCAGATCACAGACTTTGAAGCCTACCTTAAACAATTAAAATTCCACCGGGTGTATGCCGAAGCTGTCCGCCTTCAACGCCTCTACGGCGGATCGGTCATTGTCGCTCTAGTTGATGATGGCAACGAAGACCCGGAAACACCTGTAAACTACGACCGCATTCGTGGTATTCGTGGGCTGTGTGCGTTATCACGCCACGAAATATTTCCCATGGACGTGTCCGTTATGGACTACTCCAAACCCGAGATGTACAGAATTACTACTAATCAAAAATTAGACGAGAACCAGAAAAGCCCTGTAACAAATATGCGTATCCATCACACTAGAGTTAGCCGCTTTGATGGACTATACCTACCCTGGCGACAACGCCAACAACAACAAGGCTGGGGCCAAGCACCATTACAAGTAGTATGGGATTCGTGGAAACTATATGAAACGTCCATTAGAGGATTATCTTCTAGTGTTACAGACTCTTCGTTGTTCTGGCATAAAGTGCCAGGGTTAATGGAGATGGTGAGAGCCGGTAACGCTAATCAGGTAATGAAACGCATGGAGATAAACAATATGTCTAGATCCTCCTATGGAGGATTCTTAATAGACTCAAACGAAGAAATAGGCTTTGCTGAAAGATCCCTCAACAACATGGCGCAAGCCACCGCACCCTTTGCTGAATACATGCAGGCTACTACTGGTTGGCCTGCGTCAATCCTAATGGGCACCAGTCCTGGCGGCCTCGGGAAAGAAGGGCGGTTTGAAGAGCGAGTATGGGCCTCTCTAGTAGAAGACTGGCAGACTGTCTATTGCCAAGACCCTATTTCCGATATTTTTGAGCTTTTCATGCGGGCCAAGGACAGTCCCATGCGGGGCACCCCACCAGAATCGTGGGAAATTTCGTTCCCCTCGGTGTTCACGGAAACCGATACGGAAAAGCTTGCTGTACAGAAGTCCAGAGCTGAAATAGACAATATTTATGCAGCATTGAAAGTCCTAAGTCCTGTTGAAATTAGGAATAACCGCTACGGTTCTACGGAATTTAGCATTGAGACTGTATTGGACGAGAATGTATCCGCCCAGTTACAAATGGAGGCAGATAGTATGTTTGAGAACAATATGAATCAGCTCCAGGCGCAAGCATTCCAGGCGCAGGGGCTAGGACCAGACGGCCAGCCGATCCCCCCCGAGGGCGGCGAGGTCCCTGGCCAGTCTCAACCTGCGTCTCAAGAGTCTCAACCGGCGAAGCCCGCGCCCAAGACCGACAGCTACGAGGCCCTGGGCCTGACCATCGACGTGCTCAAGCATCAAGACGGCGCCAGCCTGGGCTATCCGGTGGGGACCACTACCCGGAACGACACAGCAGGCCCGGATCTTGGCGGCCTGGTGTTGCTCGGTCCCAGCCGATCCCGGCGCTATGCCCTGCTCAACTCCACCATTAAACTCGATGGGGCGATCCTCTCTGGCCCGCAGGTTACTGGCTATGCTTCGCTCCGGGCTGCGAGGAAAGGCTTAGCGGCTTTTCTACCCGAGCAGACGACCTTCACGCTCAAGCCCGCCCCCGAGGACGTTAAATGACCAACATTCGTGCTGCTACTCTCCTAGCTGTTCAACTGAGGGTGGATGCTAAACGGAAAACCTCCAATACAATTAAATGTAAACCTCCTAATAAACGATGCGGTCGCAGGTGCATCCCAGCAGAATGGGATTGCAGAATTAAAGGTGAAGGACATGATACTCATCAACGAGCATCTAACTTTGATCCTTTAAGTGGTGCTGCAAACATACAGCGCGGTACAAAGCGTGTAGCCAAAGGTATTGTCACCGGAAATGTAGCTGAGGTTGAAGGTGGAACCCGCGCTATCAAACGGGGAATCGTCAAGTCTATTCCAGGTGATGTAGAAAAGAAGAAAAGGGTAAGGGAAAGTCTAGACAAAAACACTAGGAATCTCACAATTGGACTCGCCTTGGTCACCGGAGGATTTGCACTCCACAATGTGATGAAGAAAGGCTGGCCCGCCTACGCTAGTGGCCCAGGCCGCGATCTAGATGACTCCATTCGGGTAGGTGTCTCTAGTGTAATGGACCGTGTTCCTGGTATAGGGGGAATCCGTGCAGAACAACGACAACAAGCCCAAGGCGCAGGATTGCAAATAGCTAATCGCCTAAACAATATGGCGAATAGAGGACCGGATGCTCTAACACAGCAGCTAGCAGATGTCCCCGAGACCGTGCGTAATGGAGGTATTGGCCATAATGGTAGGAATAATGTATTAGCCGCACTTAATAGAACGGCGACAGAAGCTAGTGCCCAAGGACAATCTTTTGAAGATTGGCGGCGTAATAGCAGAGAAGCAGTCCTAAACACAACAGTGGCGGGCCGTAGTATATTTGCTGATGATGCTACTTATCAATTCCTATCAAGGCAGCACGGCCTTGTAGGTCAACGCACAGCAAGTTTAGACAGTGACATAGCTTTTTTACAAAGCCACATGGCTGGCAGCTTAGCTAATCAATCTCAAGCATTAAAGCGTGATGCGCTAAATCAAGGTTTCAGTATTCAAGCTACAGGTCGAGATAGCGGGCGCAAGCGTGGAGAAGCACGTACACAATATGTAGATCAAATAATAAGACGTGATTTTGCTGGAGCACCTACGCAATTTCAGAATCAAATGCGTGCGCAGCTACGTGATTTGATCAATAAACCAGATGGGCATGATTTTACATCCGATGCAGCTAAATTGTACAGAGATACCCGCAGTCAATTCAATCTGCATTTCCGTGCTCTAGCTGATTATGCGGCCGTACCTGCAGGTACACGGACACGTCCAGAGCAGCGTAATTTAATAGAACATGTCAATATTGTCCATGCTCAAGTTCTGCATACTAGGCTGCCCGGTGCGTTGAGGGATGTGCAAATTGCAGGTCCTAGCCACGCAGAGTTCATTCAACAATACAGCTATGATACTAGCGTTATGGGAAATCGCACTTCTTCCCCATCTGCTCGGATGATAAAGGCTGCGGCTGAGGATATGGCAGGGTATCCGATGACTGGCTTGAACAATGCTCGTGATTACTTGCGGCAACAAGGTTACACCCAACTGAGTACAGTCACACCAACAGCATTTCCTAGGAGTCGCCCTCGGGGGGATGTTGCAGATCGTCCGTCCCCTGCCTACATAGCAGCGTATATGGAAACCATGCACCGTTATGATGCAGGTAAAGGTAAGCCCTGCCCGTGCCCAAGTGCTACCTCAAGCACAGAAACAAATGATTGGAGCGTTGATGGAGACAGCGTGCCTTTACCGATCCCTTCGTGACTTATTATGAATTTCCCATCAGTACAGATCCGTTGGCCGAAGGCACTGACTACTAGTGTCGTAGCCACAGCTATGTTCGGCATAGCTTTCCTAATCCGTTGCGAACATTCCCCAACCCTGCCTGGTGGGTGGCCTAGTTGTTGGATTGTCAGTGGCTCTATTATGGGAGTTCCTTTTATGAAAAGCATGGCTGAGAAGGCCGGTTTCGTGAATGGGTATAATACTTACAACCCCGCTCTGCGTAAACCTCGTGAGGAGGACGAGGTCACTTAATCACACATCCA